AGGTTGATTTGGGTCTGCAAGATATAGAGCTAAAACTGAGGCTATTCCTGCCCGAAGGTAGGTCATAACAATTGCTTCAATTTTTACTTTGTCAAACATCATTACTCCTTAAATGTAGGCTTGCCGAATCCAACGATGAACACGGGCAAGGATGGCTTTAGTTTCCCACGATTGTTCTTCTTATAGGCGCGAACCTTACGGCAAACTTGACCGCCATTGCGTTGATCGCCCTTTTTATCAGGTGCCGTGTTGCCCTCGATTGTCACGACAGTTCCATCATCTCGAACCTGCAAGACGATGCCAACATGAGAAATCCGGTCAATATTATCTGAAGGAAAATCAAAGAACACGATGTCACCTGGCATGGGCGTGGCAACCTCGGCATCTTCCCACTTGCCCTTTGCCTGGAACGCCTCTGCCCCTGACGGGGTGAATGTGCAATTGGGAATTGAGGTCACTTTTGCTTTTTTTGCGCAGAAGTTGACGAAGGCTCCGCACCACGGTTGGTTTGCCTTTTGATAATGAGTTTGATTTTCGGCAGGGCCTTCAATAAAACCTTCTTCGCCTCGTGCCACATCAAGAAACTTAATGAGTTGAGCTGACATTGTTCTCCCCTATTTACTGTTTGAAAGAAGGATGCGATAAATTTCTTCAACCTGTCGCTCCAAGCGTGCAACTGAATCCTTCATGCTTGAACCGCCATTAGGCTTGAGTTCATTCAGGTAATGCTTGACAAGCCATCGAGTCACGGCAAGGAATGCTCCACCGATTGTCAAAAGAGAAACTGCTAATGCTGCCCAATCTTGAACTGTCATTTGCCAATTGCCAATACTTGCATCGTGACGGTTCCTGAGTTAGTAATTGCCCATATGCCGTTTGCTTTGTTTTCTATCGTGATTTTGTCGCCGTTATCCATCTTGTATCCGGTGCTTGAGGTTACATCTGAATTGCCCACGAAGCAGGTGCCGCTTGAACTGTGCAAATAAACCATTTCAGCTTCGGTGGTTGCATCAACAAGTGCTGTTGCTGCTGTGGTAACGGTGACTTGCCGGGTTGAGATTCCCATTGTTGCTCCTTGATTATTCGGGGAAGAGTTAGCCTAGAAGTGCTGTAACCTCATCGGCGGTGAGACCGAGCTCATGAAAGAAGATCGATCTCTTCTGGCGTGAGTCCAAGTTTCTCATAAATTGCCTTGCGACCTAATTCTTTAGCTGCGTTAGCTTCACGCCTTGCAGTAATTTCTGGACTTAGATGATCTGCTTTTAGCTGTTCTTTCGTTGTCGAGAATTCTGTAATTTTACCCGTCGCCACGTTATGTTCGACGATTACTAGGTTATCCTGCATAGACGACATAAGTTCCTCCATTAAATGAACCGCTTGCGACAACCAATTGGATTGAAGATACGGCTTCCGCGACTTTATACGTTCCTGTTTGCATGTTTATGTAACCACCACCAGCCGAGTCTCGATAGTAATGATTGTATTCCGCTGATGTAAAACCTGTGCTTTTGCAATTTGTTAGGCGCACCCATAAAACATGGTTACTTTGAGTTGCGCCTTTGGCGTCATTTGGTGTTAAAAGAAAGCTAGTTTCTGCCGTACCACGCGTGAAATCGGTAGTAGAACCCTTTTGAATCATTACAGCTTGCGCGTAATTACCGCCAGTGTTTGAATTTATTCGAAACAATAAATTGTCGTTGATTGTGTGTGTTAATGAATAAACGAAAAAGTCAATTTGATCATAATTGGATAAACCCGTGATACTTAATGATGAACCACTGGGCGTTCCTGTTGCAATTTCTGAAATTGCAAGACCGCCAGTGCTAGGCGTCACCCACGTTGGCACACCGCCGCTAACGGTCAATACTTGCCCAGTACTTCCGATAGCTCTACGAGCTAAAGTATTCGCGGCGGAGGCGTAAAGAGTGTCGCCCGTCGTAGTAAGTGTCGCGGTCGCTTCGTTAGCGTATTTTACGCCGTCGGCCTCTACGGAGTCTGCCATAAGGACTTGATTATTAGATCCCACGCCTTGCCTTACAAAAGCACCCGAGCCTGTTGCTACAATTAAGTCGCCTTTTGTAGTCATAGCCGTTGCCATTGAATTTGTAATAGTAACGGTTCCAGAAGTGCCGCCGCCTGAAATTCCTGTGCCGGCTGTAACTCCTTCGATGTCCCCAGAGGCTGGCGTTGCGAATTGTAAGAAGATCGCCGCGCTTGCGCTCGTGAAGCGAAGAACGCCACCTTGATTCTGAGCAAGAGCAAGTGATCCTGAAGTCGTAACTGTTGCCGTTCCTGCCGTAATCGTGCAAACGCCTACGCCAATGTTGATAATGGTAACAATGTCACCTGTGGCAAACAATCCGGTGTTGACTGTGATCGTGGTTGCTCCTGCGTTGCTCATTGTAATTGCATCGCCGGCATCAGCTGCAACAAGCACATAAGAAGCAGTCTTTGCGCTTGCAGCTCCGCCTAACATCGCAGTTTGTTGCAGCGCTGTCATTTGTGCTGCGGTCAAAACTTGACCTGTTGTAAATGTCTGTTTTGCCATTGTTGCTCCTTAATCAGTAGGAAAGCACAGAGTTTGCGCCATCCAATATTCCTTGTGTTGTTGAATCTAAAATGAATGCCTGAATTATAGGCTCCGCCGTGAAAAATTTTGTTCCCCAGGTGTTGGTCGTAATGTCATGCTGAACGCCCTGAACGAATAGTTCAAGGGTGACACTTCCTGCCCCTGGCGTTGACTTAGTAATGTCAACCAAGTCAAAGATGTCTAGTTCCAACCCTGCCTGGATTCGAGCCGTCTCTGCATTATCTGCCAAATTCAGCCCAATGGAGTCAATGCGGAAAATGGCATCTTTGCGTGATTGAAGGATCATCGTTGCTTGGTCTAAAGATTCAGCATCGGTTTCAATGAGTAGTCCTTCACGCTTTCCTGAGTGGATGAAATAGGTCTCAATGCTACTTGTATCCTGCACAGTTTGAGGTGTACCGCCAACGCGATTGACCGTCACATCGTTAAAGATAAGGGTGTCGTCATAGGCAAAATCAATGGTTTGATATGAAATGCCTGTGCCGTCATCTGCAAAATCTGTCGCCGTTTGATCTGCCTTTTGAGCTAGGGTGTCGCGTGAAAGGAATGTGGCGTTGCCTTCAGGATCAATGTAGAAACCGCCGAATTCGCTGTTTTCAATTGTCTGCAAGGCATTGAGCAGATCGCGGTCAGTTCCTGGGTCTGCCTGAACCGTGCTGTCGCCTGTATCAATTACGCGCATCGAAGTTGGAAAAGCAGGAACATCAAGCAGGTTATTCATGCGTTCACCTGTTGTCTGCCCTGCCGAAGTTCCTGCAACTGTTGAAATGGAAACATTGGAGAAAAGGCGGAAAGCATCCACGCATTGCAAGGTCACACTTGAGACTGATTCAACACCGACTTGAAAGTTTGTGTCATAACTCGTGATATAGCCTGAATAAAGGTAATACCGAACTGAGTTGTAATCTGCCCAAATGCGGATTTTGCGAAGAGGTAGAAGTTTGCCGTAATAGGGAGATGAGGTGTTTGTTGGCACCCAATCACCGTTGGTATCTTCTAGGACAATCGTTGCACTTCCTGCTTCAAACTTGTTGAGGATTCTGTTTCTGCCTCTGCGAATTGAAGCGCGAAGGGTAATGTCAGAAACATCAACAACATCTGATGCCGTATCTGCCAGGATGCCAACGCCAAGAGGTGTTGAAGCATCACCTAAAATAAGAGGATTGCCGAAGGCAGGGCCGTTGGCAAAGTCAACTGCAACGCCAAGTGTAGGCATAGCCATTAGATTGTCACCGAAGATTTCACAATTGCTTGGCCGTTATTTTGCCCTTGAAGCAATCCGTTTCGAATGGATGCAACTAAGTCATTTTCAGATGTAACGCTTCCTTGAACTGTCACATTCACAACAACATCGCGTGATCCAACTGCACCTGATGAAAATAGACTTCCACCTTCTGCCATTCTGAATGAACCTGCATTAAATGGTTGAGTGACAACTCCTTGAGATATAAGAGAGTTTTTTGCAACACTATCTTCTAAGGTCTGAAATATAGGTGCTGCATTCTCAACAAGTTTTAGAAATTCTCTGCCATTTTCACCTATAACTGAAACACTATCTCTTCCCACAGGAATATCTGGTATTAAATTCGGCCCTGGCCCTGGCCCTGGCCCTGGCCCTGGCCCTGGCGTTGGCATCGTCGGTGCAAGTTTGATTCCTAAAGCTGCATTGTAGGCATTCAAAGCTGCAAGTGCATCACGCCAAGACTTTGCTGCCTGATTGCCAGGTGTCGGCCATAAATCTGATGGAGTTACACCCTTTGAAATCTTATCTGCATATTCTGAAACTTCTTTACTAGTCAGTTTCCACTTGTCCATTAAAGCATTGACTTCGCTCTGATCTAGTTTTCCATCATTGATGTATTTGAAAAAGTCAAGATACATCTCTGCTTGTTGCTTGGTAACTCCCCATTGCTTTGCAAGCAGATCAATTTCTTCTGTTGAAAGTTTTGCATCATTGACTGCAAAGACTGCGGTTGTGTAAGCAACAACGGCTTCTGCGCTGATTCCCCATTTGCCGGCAAGAAGAATGACTTCTTGATCTGAAATAACTTGATCGGCAACGACTCCAAGCAAATCAACATATCGCTCAACTGCTTGATTCGCCTTCATTTGAGCATTCATGTTTTCAATGATTGCTGCAAGTCGGCGTTGCTCTTCTAGGTTATTTTGCTTCAGAAGATTCAGGCGTGCTGCTTCAAGTTGAATTGGGTCTTTTTCAGTTGTCGGAACCACACCCAATTTTGCTAAAGCCGCAAGAGTTGCCTTTGATTTTGCAAGCAATTTATCTGCTGCAATTTGCTCTTTTGTCTTTTTGATTCCATTTCCTAAGTCAAGATTGAGACCTTTGAGATTTTTGAGGAATCCCTCTGTCTTATCGTTCAACCCATCAAATGAGAATTCTAAATCTTCGCCGCTTTGCTCAAGACCATCCATCGCACCATTTGCGCTTTTGACGGCGATATAAAGTCCGCCGAGTGTTGCTGTAAAGGCTGCAAGTCCAGCAACTCCTGCTGCGACTGAAATACCGCCTGTTGCAACCGCCTGTGCTGCTGCTGCCGCGATTGATACTGTTCTAAGTGTTTTGTATATGGTAACCAATTTGCCAATTGCTGTGACAAATGCAATCACTTTACCTGCCACAAATGTTGCGGCTAAGATTGCGCCAAGTGTGATGAACACATTCTTATTTTTTGCAACAAATTGGAAAACTTTGAAAACTACAAAACCAAAACCAACAACAGCTTTGATTGCTGCTTGGAAGGCTGCAACAAGTTTATTGCCATTCTCATCAAGGAATTGCTGAACGGCTGGAATGACTTTTGTTGTTAAAGTTGTGAATAATTGTTCAAGGGTAGGCAAGAGTGCCGCGCCTAGTGTTTCCTTTGCTTCATCTAAAGCAATCTTAAGGCGAGTCATTCTGAATTCAAAAGTATTTGCTCGTGCTGCTGCTGCTCCTGCAAATGTTTTTGCTGTTACCTGCAAGACGGCATTGAGGTCTTTAGATTTTGTCATTGCATCTGTAATAGGAACGCCTAAATTACGGAGAGCCTTATAGTTGCCTTGTAATGCCTTTGTGACGGCACTTGTTGCTGATCCTAAATCAACGCTGCCACCGGCTGAAACATCAAGTGCAAGACCAAGAAGTTTTTGGGCATCCGTAATTGAGCCCGTTATTGAGGCGAGTTTTCCTAGAGCCGGGCGAAGTTCATCATCAACCACACCGAAAGTTCTCTGCATCTGATCGATGTAGGCTTCTGTGGCTGCAATCGCTGCATCGGTTGCCCCTGTTGTGTTACGCAAAGAGTTGGCAAGAAGTGCCTGTGATTTTTCATCTGCAATTGCAGCTTTGACAGAATCAATTCCGAGTTTAACCGCAAAAGCACCTACGGCAACAGTTGCAACTGCAAATGCTTTTGCAATCTTCTTTCCTGCATTAGCAAATTTGTTCTCAAGACCTTTGAGGTCTTTGACTGCTTGCTTTGAACCTTTGTCATTATAGACGGTGATTATGCGCTCGACAATTGCCACGATTTACACCTCTCTCTGATTGACAATGGAATCAACTCGTTGCTGTGCTTTTGATGATGCTTTATCAACTGCTTCACGAATTGCATTCAATGCTTTGTATCTGTTGTTATCAACTGCGCGAATAAGTGCGCGACCTTTATCTTTACCTTCACCACGAGCAGTTGGCAAAGCACCGTGTTCTCTTTGAATCACACCAATAAAGTGTTGAGAAGCCTGTGGATTCCGTGAACGGCTTGTTCGACTTCGTGAACGAGATGCTGCACTTCCTCGACCTGCCGTTTCAAAGATTGCTCCACCTGGGTCGCGTTGAACAACTCCATAAGTGTTGCTGAATCCTGTGCCGTTCTTTTTAGAAGTCGCGGCAGTTTGCTTGATTCCAGACTTTGCTCGTTCGGCATCATAGGCAATAAATCCACGAGTTTGATCTTGAGCTAATGGGCCGATTCCATTGAATCTTTTGAATCCACCTTTTTGCCATCCTGAAGGATGAATTTCACCATTGCTTGGAAGATAACCTTTTGCCTCAACCACAATCGGTGCAAGGATGCCTCGAACTTCTTTGTTCAATTCTCTTTTGAGGTCAGGCGCGAAGCGTTCAAGAGCGATGATGTTTTCGGTCAAGCCTTGCATCACAACTTTGTAATTGATTTCCGCCATTACTTGCTTCGCGCCTTCGCTCGTTCTTTCATGTATATGACTATTGCTTCAAGTATGCCATCGGGAGCATCAAGCAAATCAATTGGAGATATGCCTGTCTCCACAGAAACTGCTGCTATTGAATAGGTCAGGCTGTCTCTGTGGATTCGGAATTTGGGTCTGTGTCCAAAGATACAGATTCCAATGTATCTAAGAAGTCAGGGCCGAAGGGCTTGACAACTTTTCCGTTTGATCTAAGCGCGAGCCAACTCAAATAATAGATATGCTCTAGCTTTTGTTCTTCGCCAATTAACTTTGCAAGTCCTTTTCCATACTTTTGTTCAAAATCAACGATGATTCTTGGGCGCAACGGGAAAGTTGCATCTGTACCATCGTTTGTTTTTACCTTTATGAATAATCCATCCATTTTATTTCCCCCTTAGTTTTTTATGTTGTTGTCTTTGTAATTGCGCCGCTGATAGGCCACGACACACTTGCAGTTGCTAACTCACCCACAGCACCGTTCAACGGAGTCCATTCTGACACAACTGTTGAAAAACTGTATTGAGGATTTAGAACAGTTGTTGTTCCATTGACAGGCTTGACTGCAATTGTTACTGCTGTTCCAAGCGTTGGATAGATTGTTTGCTCCACGCTTGAAGTTGCATAATCCTGATGAAATTCAAGAGTGACTGAGTTATCGGCAAGACCTGCAACACGAGTCTTTGCAGTTTGTCCGAACGCTGTGGTCTCAACGATGTCAAAAGTTGAACTCAATGAGACTGAACTAATGTGATCGCTCAAGTCGGTTGATCCGAAAAGAACATAGCAATTATTCAGAACGATTCTAGCCATTATGCAACCGCCTTAGTGATTGCGCCTGTTACGGGCCAGGAAACACTTGCTGTGGCTAGTTCGCCAACGGCTCCGTTAAGTGGAGTCCATTCTGAAATGACTGCCTGGCAGGTGTATGAAGGATTGAATGCGCTTGTTGTTCCGCCATTTGGCTTCACAATTACTGCTGCAACTGTTCCAAGTAATGGATAAATTGTTTGCTCAACTTCGCCTGTTGCGTAATCCTGATGAAATTCAAGAGTGATTGAATTGTCTGCAAGACCTGCCACGCGAGTCTTTGTTGATGATGATGAAAATGCTGTTGTTTCTACGACATCAAATGTTGATGAGAGCGAGACTGAGCTGACTAGGTCGCTCAAATCTACTCCACCAACAGAGATGAAGGCGTTTGTAAGAACGATGCGTGCCATTAGTTGGTCACTCCTTCTGTTGCTGGTTTGATGGATGGTGATACTGCATTGCTTGCCTTGATGTGGTTTGCAGAAATGAGTGCTTGTGCGCTTACTCCTGCATCAACAAGTTCTTTGTCGGTGATTGAATCACCTTTCTTCTTGCCACAGACCTCTCGATCTGAGATGACGATGTATGCCATTTGTTCTCCTTATCCCCAAATCGTGATTCTGTAACGATAGGAAAGAAATGTGACTCCTTGTGAATCATAAGTACCTGCTTCGGCACCTGTGACTCGCAAGGTATTTACTGTTCCCCCAAGAGTGCGATCACCTTCAATTGCTGTTTTGATAGAACTTGCGCCTGAACCTGCAAGGTATGCATCAAGTTTGTCTTGTCCAGCACGCTCTGAAAAGCGTTGCACAATCACAAGAACATCAACCTGCGCTTGGTCAAGACCGCGAGCATTGTCAATGTCGAATGTGAAATCTAATTGCCCTACTACCGCACAAGGCGGAACTACTGTGTCAGGAATCAAATCATAGGCTCGTAAGCCTGTAATTGTTTGCAATCTTGTTTTGAGACCATCTCGAACTTGACTTGGGTTCATTATTTAGCCAACCCATTGTTCTTGCGGAAAGGTCGAAGCAATGCTTCAACATCAGGATCAAGGCGTGAAGTAAGTCTGACAGTTCCAAGTTCAGGTGTTCCTGCAATCCCAAATGGTGATTGTCGGCGAACAAAGATGCGTGAAGATTGAATCAAGCAAGCTGATTGCACCTCATAAGGCACCGCACTCCAACCCCACACACCTGTGATTTTGCAAGCCTGTGGCAAGTAGTAGGGCCATACATAGCGCCCGATTGCAAGGATTCTTGTGAAAGGCCACCCTCTTCGTGGGTTGTTGATGGGTTCAACCATGTAATCACTTGTTGCCCACACGGTATCCCAAAGCTGATTGAAATTGTCATCAGTTGCAATCTGTGT